TGTTCTTCCAGAGATACTTACAAACGCACATCAAAAAGTAAAAGATACAGTTAGTAATTTCTTTGACAGTATTACTACATCTACTACTAGAAGAGGGCAAGAATATTTTGATAGAAATCTAAATCCTGAAGTAGATACAAATTTATTAAATAAATTAAAAAAAGACTTAGGTAATAAATACGATGATACTAGAGTAGCTAGTATTATTTTAGGTATAAAAGATACTATTTTTAAAAGACTAACTCCAGAACAAAAATCTAGAGGACTAGAGATAGCTACAAAATCTAGACTACTAGAAGTTAATGATGTTAATCCTGATGTCTTAGCAAAATTTAAAGAGTATGGATTAACTCCAGATGAAATTAGTACTGCTATAGAGGAAGTAAAAAAAACTTATATTAAAGAAGGGGTAACAAAAAGAAAAGAAGTTTTACCTTCTGGACAAAAAATAGAATCAGTAACAACACAAAATTTAACTCCTGAAGAAATAGATATTCTTGCTAAAGGATTATCTAGTGATGTAGGTGGTGGTCAAAGAACTTCAGATGTTTTAGCAGACTCTATAGCAGAAGCAAATGCAACTCAAGGTATAAGTAATAGTGCTAGAGAAAAAACTATTTTAAGTAGGGCTTTAAGCCAAGCTTCTAAATTTAATGCTAAGTTTCTTACAGGTAAAGTAGCAGGTGTTCTTGATCCTTATATAAGAGAATCTTCTACTATTATAGGAGGATTTCAAAGGAGCGTTACATCTTCTCTTTCTAATTCATGGAAAAGAGGCGAGGGTATTATAAGAGATACGGATGATTATGGTACTGTTTTTGATAGAGAGTTTGGCAGACTAGGACAACCTTTTAAAGCTATCTATGAGCCTGTATTAAAGTTAGCTAAAGGAGAGTTAAGAGATAATATAGATACTTTACTATCTAATGCTATTAGAACTGGGAGTACAAAAGAACTAGGCGAAGCTACTAGTCATTTAGATAAAGAAGTAAGAAAAAGTTTATTAGACATAGTAACTTTTAGCAGAACTCAATTAAATGAATTAGGTACAGAGTTACAAAGCAGAGGTTTTGTAAATAATTTAGTAGACAACTACTTACCTAGACTTTGGAAGCGTTCAGAAATAGAAAATAATAAAGATAATTTTATTAATCTTTTAGAAAACAATGTTGTTTTTGAAGGAGTAGGAACTGATCCTGATGCTATAAGAAAAGCTGCTGATGATTTATATAAAGAATTGCTAGATATAAAATATCAATTAGGTAATGACTCAGGTACAGGCATGAATAGTTTCTTTGCTAAAAGAGCATTAGTTATAAAAGATGAAACTGCTTTTAAAGATTATTTAGATAATGATTTAAACAATGTAATGATAAGTTATTTTAGATCAGCTGCTAAAAGTTTTGCTAAAGACGATGTATTTAGAGTAAAAAATATAGAAGAGTTTAAAAGTACATGGTGGACTGCAGCCGAAAAAGAAATGCGTGAAAATGGGGCTGACTCAGCTACTATTAGAAATGCAAAAAATGACATGCTTGCTGTATATCAAAGTGTTACTGGCGAAGGTTTAGATAGGTTTGGTGCTAAAACACAACTGGCTGCTGATACTTATATGTTAGCAAATAGAATGGCTTTGTTACCACTTAGTACTTTATCAAGTCTTACAGAGATATTTATAAACATTTCAAAGGCAGGACCAAAGACAGCTTTTGCAGGTATGCGCGATGCTGTATTTAGTGGCTCTAAAAAAATGTACGATGACTCGTTAAATGGTTTAGAAAAATCTTTTAACATGACTAGAAAAGAAGCAATGGAAGAGCTTAACTACATGGGCATTGCTCTTGATCAGGCATTTGCTGACTATGCTGACAGACTAGGAGGCGATGCTTTAGCTAGTCCTGTTATGAGAGGTGTTAGTAATAAATTTTTTAGGCTTACATTACTAGATCAATGGACACGAGGAGTTCAAACAGCTTCGTATATTACTGGTAAAAGATTAATAGCAGAAAATTTAGAAAGCATTGCGTCACACATGCCCCTAATACAAGCAGGTAAAACATCTAGAAGAGTCCAACGGCAAATAGATGAACTAGCTGATCTTGGAATAAACTACAACGAAGGGGTAGAGTGGCTACAGCAAGGAGCTAAGACAGGAGATAACTTTTATACAAAGTTAAAAGAAGGCGCAGGTGTTTATACTAATGAAGTTATCTTAAACCCTAGCGCACAATCAGGTATTAAACCTATGTATATGTCTAATCCTAAGACAGCTATATTGGGACAACTGCTTGGATACCCTGCTGCATTTACAAATACTATAATGAAGAATGTTATTAGAGAAGGAACTAGAAATCCTGAAACTATACTTACTCAGCACCTCCCTGCTGCTGCAATTATGACAGGAGTAGCAGCCTTTACTAATGCTGTAAGAACACAAGGAGAATCTTTAGAGGGAGATCCTGAAGAAGTAATAGGTAATGCATTTTTAAGATGGGGTGGTAATGGTTTACCTGCTGATATGTTTGTACGTGGTCGCACAGCAGCTGAGATTTATCAGAATCCTTCAGCTTACATGACAGGGCTAGGCCCAGTGTGGGGAGATACTTATAAGGTCATAACAACTGGTGATATTTTTTCTGTTGTAGGACAGAAAGTTCCCGGATATGGAGCCTTTAATGCAGTCTTTGGTTCTTTTGAAAGCACTGAAGATTTACCCGATCAATATAGAGATTTTCTAAGAGAGTTAGATAAAAATATTATAGATGAATCTATACCTGATAAAAAAGCTACGCCTAAAAGAAACTTTAGAAAAGGCGGTGAAGTCTACAATGTAATGCAAGTACCTATAGAACCTGATGAACGTGTAGATAAGATGACAGGTTTAGCTTATGACGTACAAGCAGGAGGAGCTTTTATAGATGAAGAAGATCGCCAAAGTTTTGCATTAGGAACATTAGCTTCAAAAGCAGCCCCAGTTTTAAGATCTAAACTAACAGAAGTTCTTACTAAGTTAGCAAACAAAGGTGAGAATATACCTGTTAATAGATTAGTAAAAAAATTAGAAACTCAAGGTGTTCGGAAAGATGAAATAAAAGCAGCAGGTATTGCTAAAGATGGTACAACAGCTAATAAAATTGACACTGTAGTTACTCAATCAGGCAACATAGCTTATAGTCCTGATAGTTTAAAAACTATAGATAGAACTAGAAGAGATAAACCTTTAGTTGATTCTGAATTTGAAACTGCAAAAGAAACTTATGCTGATCGTTATTATGAAGAACCTTATAGTGAGGAATTCGGAGAAGGGGGAGGGTACATAGAAATCGACGATCCAATATTTCCATATCTTTATGAGAAGGTTGTTCCTGAAGATGTTTTACCTAATACTTATGAAATAAAAGTTTTTGGTGATCCTAGAGTACCTTCTAAATTAATTTCTCCTCATTTTGAGGGTATAAATCTTAATCCTAATAACCCTGCTGCTCAAGTGTCTGAAGCAAATCCTGTTTCTTACTGGGTAAGATTTGATGAGATTAACAAAATGAAAGAATATGGACCTGATTATGATGGGATGTCTCCGCAGATGATCGCATTACGTAAAAGAGTATTTCCAAAGTTAGGACCAGATCGTCTTAGAGTTTTTGAAATGCAAAGTGATTTAATTGTAAATGAAAAAACTTTATCTAATATTAAACGTACTATCAGAGAAAAGTTAGGTGATGATGATCTTGTTCCTGTGTTAGAGAAAAATTTTGGAATTGATAAAAAAAATATTTCATTTACAAAAGAAGAAGCTAAAGCTTTAAAAGATGATGCATCTAAAACAATTGAAGTTGAAGATAAAGTAAATAAAATATATCAAATAATTGCTGAATCTGGAAATTATTCCCCCGGACCTTCAGGAAATAATGCTAGAGATGATTTAGGAAATTTAAATGATATGTATTTACAGGAAAATTTTTTTGAGAATGAATATATAGAAGAATATGTTAGTGGGTTACAAGACTTTAAAAAAAGAAATAAAACTTTTCTTAAAGAAAATTTAAAATTAAATTCTGCAATAAATAAATATATAGAATTAAAAGATGATATACAGGAAGCTATACTTTCTAATGATAAAATACAAAAACTTGTAGGAGCTACTACAAAGAATATAATTAATACTTCACCTATAGCTAAATTAGATGTTTCTCAAAATATAATAAATAGAATGATTTCTGAAACAAAAAAAAGAGGACATGATAAGGTTAGTTTTTTAATTGGCAAAAATACTCCAACAAGTAAAGAATATTTAACACAATTAAAAAGAAGCGAACCAATACAAAATTATTATGAAACTGTAGTAGCAAAACAAATATACAAGATTGCAAAAAAAATAGGAGCTACTACTAGTTGGGATCAAAACGGATATTTAACTATAAACTTACCTGAAAAAGAATTTACTTTACCTATGTATAAAAATAAAGGTGGATATATTTCTCGTGAAGAATATAGTATAGGCGGTAAAGTAAAAAAAGTACTTGATAAAATTATGTATGCAGGTTCAGCCAGAATGGGTGTTACTAAAGAAGACCTGCGTAACCATGAAAAAGAAGTAGTTACTTTTTTAAATGCAGCTATTGAAAGAGGAGAGATTCCAAAACAATTTAAAGTCCCAACAGATGAAGCAGGGTTTGGAGATTTTAGAAAACCTTTTAATGACGAAGTTTGGAATGTTATGAATCATGCTTACTTATCTTATAAACATGGTAAGGACGTAGGTAATAAATTTTTATTACAATTAAAAGAACAAGTTCAAATGCCTTTTAGACCTGACCCAAGGACTGAAGCAACAGACATGGTTAATAATGCTTATGGATTTGGGCTGCAAAATATTGCAAAAGATGATCTTGATGCTCAAAGAATAATGATTAAAGATTATGATATTACTCAAGAAAAATTAAAAGCAGGAAAGCCTTTAATGTATGGTGTTGATCCTCTTTACAATCCTAAAGAAACTAAGTTAGTTAGAACTAGAAGTTTAATGGATACTAAGTATGGTAGAACAGGGCTATAATTACTCATTAATATAATTCATAAGTAAAAAATTAAATAATTTACCCATAGGATAACCTAATGAAAAAAACTTTATTAGCTATTTGTATATCAATCGCATCAGTATCTCAAGCTGATGTTACTTATGTAGATGACGTAGCAGATATTATAAATAATAACTGTGTTGTGTGTCATCGTCAGGGTGGCATAGGTCCAATGCAGTTTGAAACATATGAGCAGGTACGTCCGTGGAGTCCTTTAATACAGATTAAAGTAGCCAATCGTGAGATGCCTCCCTATGCTTATGATAAAGAAATAGGTATACAAGAACTGCATGGCGATTGGAGATTAGAACAAGAAGAGATAGATACAATAGTAGAGTGGGTTAATACTGGCTCAGAGTACGGCAATAGGGATGTAGCTCTAGCACCTTTGGTACTACCAGATCCTAGTCAGTGGAACTTCTATGCGGATTTAGGAGAGCCTACAGTGGTCATCCCTTCTACGCCTATAGATATACCTGCTAGTGGAAATGATTTGTGGCATAAACATAATGTGCCAAGTGGTTTAGCAGAGGACAGATGCATTAAAGCTATTCAAGTTAAGCCAAGAGGCGAGGCTAAGAGTGTAGTACACCATGCTAATAGTAGTGTTATTTTAAATGGTGAAAGATTTGGTATGCTCACAGAGTATGCTATGGGTAAGTGGGGTGAGGTAGTACCGGAGGGCGTGTGTCGTACTATACCTGCAAATGCAGAGATAGCATGGGACATTCACATGTTCCCCGGAGGTCTTGGAGCAATGGCTCCAGAATCTGTTATTGAGAATAACATCGTAGATATAGGCATGTGGTTATATTCTCCAGAGGAATCTGAAGAACTTAAATACAAACAAGACTTAAAGCTGTATAGAATAAGCGACCAAGACGATATAGTTATCCCCCCTAATGGATACTTAATGACACAAGGCTTTCATTCTTTTGATCATCCTGTACGGATAGATTCTTGGCAACCTCACGGTCATCTTAGAATGAATGCAGCTTCCTTTGAAATATTCTATCCTGAAACTGGACGTACAGAACAAGTCAGTCAGGTATCTAACTGGAGCGCAACGTGGCATCACAGTCATATATATGAGCCAGACTTTGCACCGCTTCTTCCAACAGGAGCAGTCTTAGTACTAAAGCAATGGTATGACAACACAAAAGAAAACCCTAATAACCCCGACTCTGATATGTGGGTTATGGGTGGAAGCAGAACAGGCGATGAGATGACCCATGCTTGGATTGCTGTGACACATCTTGATGATAATAAATATCAAGAACTTTTAAACGAACGAAACAATAAAAGGATCGTAGCCAAAAAATGAAATATTTAGGATTGATGTCAATGTTATTAATTACAAGTTGTAGTACATATACTTTTAACTTACAAGAACATCCTGAATGGAATTGGACAGATCAAGCAGTGTTTCAACAAAATATGAGAATGTGTAGGTATGCAGATAATTGCAATGCAGAACAACTCTTTATTAGATAACTAGGAGATAGTAATGAAAAAGTTAGCGGTGACGATTAGCAGCTTATTATTTGCAACAGCAGCTGCAGCACATGAAGATGTTAATATAGATTATGCCACTAGTGTAGCACCTATTCTTATAAAACAATGTCAAATGTGCCATCGAGAAAATGGCATAGCACCGTGGGCAATGAGTAACTACCAAATAGTACAGGGCTTTGCACCTGCTATAAAAGAAGCGATTGAATCTAAACGTATGCCTCCGGGACAAATTAATCCTATATATCGTGATGATATTATAAATCATAGAACTTTAAGTCATACAGAAATAGAGACACTTATAGCATGGATTGATGCAGGTACGCCAGTAGAAGGGAACAGTGATCCTTTAACAGAAACTGTTTACTCTCCTTCAGCATGGGTACATGGTGAGCCTGATATGATTATTGAAGTACCGCCTCAAGAAATTCCTGCAGTTGGAACTCTTGGTCCTAATGCTATCCCTTACAGATACACAAAAGTAGATTTAGGTTTAACAGAAGATAAGTGGTTACGTGGCTCAGAGTTTCTCCCAAGTGAGCCAACTGTAATGCATCACATGTTAAACACAGTTTCTATACAAGGCGAGAGAACAAATCTTCTTGGAGCAGCAGGTGAGAGTCAAGAAGATTTAAACTACGCTAGTGTTAGTGCTTATGTCCCCGGAGGTACTCCTGATTTTTATGATGAGAACACTGGCGGTCTACTACGTGCAGGTTCAGTTGTTAACTTACAATTACATTACACACCTGATGGTACAGCTAGAACAGACCAAGCAAGGATAGGGCTTTATTTCCATGATGAAGGTGTAGTGCCTCAAGAAAGAATGGCAGGGGGATGTGCCTGTATATTCCCTGATACTTGGACACCAATACCTCCCTTTGATCCTAACTTTGTACAGACAGCAGAGATACAACTTGAACAAGATGTAAATCTTCATACGTTCTTACCTCACATGCACTTTCGTGGCAAGAGTATGAAAGCTACAGCTTACTATCCTGATGGGACTTGGGAAGAACTAATTGACATTCCTAAGTATGAATATGCGTGGCAGCTTTCATACACATGGAAAGAGCCTAAGTATATGCCTAAAGGAACTAGACTATTTGTAGAAGGAGCTTTTGATAACTCAGCTGAAAATAAAATGAATCCTGATCCTAGTAGAGAAGTACCGTGGGGGCAGATGTCAGAGGATGAAATGTTCTTCGGGGCATTTACTTGGAAAAATTTATAACTAGGAGACAGTAATGATAGAAGTGACAGTAGCCATAGCTGCTGCTAGTCGTGCTGTGTCGCTTATTAAAAAAGGTATACAAGTAGGTAAGGATACCTCAGAACTAAGCACTCAATTCGCAGAATTTTTTGATGCTAAAGACAAGATTGATACTGCAAAAACAGAAGCGGACAATGCTCCGTTAGGTAAAAAAGTATTTGCTGCACAATCCGTAGAGGCGTATGCATTAGAAGTAGCACTAGCAGAACATAAAGCTAAAGACTTAGAAAAACAATTAAGAGAACTTTTTGTTTACTCAGGACAGGGAGATGTATACAAAACAATGATGAGGGCTAGGAAGACAGAACGTCAAAGAAGATTAGAAATAACTAAGAAGTTAGCAGCAAGAAAAAAATTTATATTTGATACATGTTTAATAGCTACTATTATTGCAACAGGAATGGGTATAATAGCTTCTTTATTATATTATATATTTTAACTAGAGGTACAACTTATGATAGCCCTTTACACTGAAGACCAGTTAACGGCAGCATTTCAAATATACGTGCGTATACATGCTTCTTACGAAATGGACGCAGTAGACTACGAAACCTTTAGAGGTATATTTGAACATCAGTTTATGGCAATGTCTCAAGCAGATGAAATATTTAATGGAGAAGGGACTACTCATTAACAATGAACGCTAAGAAATTAGAACTACAATCTAAGTATGAACAGTTTGATCTTAATAGAGATGGAACTGTAAGTGATGAAGAGATAGACCGCGCTAAAGAAATGATTGACCTAGAGTTAAGAGAAGAAAAATCAGAGGCTCAAAAGTTAATGGCGTGGTTAGCTATAATTGTAATGACGGTAACAACTATTGTACTGTTTACTCCATTAATACCAGACAGTAGAGTTAATGCACTATCTGATTTACTAGGTCTATTTTATTTTTCATTGTGTGGCATTGTTGGTACTTACATGGGCGCGACAGCTTTCATGCATAAGCCTAGTAAATAGTACTCTGCACTTCTTTTTCTAATAAGTTGTGTAGACCCTCTAGTTTTAGAGAGCCTTCCTTAACAACTTTTTTTATAATTGGTATCTCATCTGTTGGAAATATTCTTTCTATATCTTCAAACGGTAAGTGTGAATACTCAGATATAATATTACCATCCCTTGCTAAGAACACCCTGAATGAAATTAAGTTACCTTCTTGTCTGTTGTCCATACTGCCTCCTCAGTCCTCAACTCCCAGACTTTTAAATTGGACACTATCTAGGTTGCCCTTTATACCTCCCTTCATATAAGTAGTAGCCCTGCCTTCAAAGAAGTTTTGATGCTCTACTCCCAGTACATCGTCTAACCAATTAAGAGGATTATCTTTTACTCCAAAGTTAGGTTTTAAACCTAGCTGTAGTAAACGCCTGTCAGCTATATATCTTATATATTGTTTCATCTCATGTTTAGATAAGCCTTGTATATCACCCATCTCAAATACTAAATCTAAAAACTTATCCTCTAGTTTTACCATCTCTCTACAGACTTGATAGATTTCTTTCTTAAACTCATCTGTCCATAGGTGTAAGTTTTCTTTTATAAATTCTCTAAACAGCTTTGTCATTGCCTCAACATGCATAGACTCATCACGTATACTATAAGTAACTATCTGCCCCATGCCTTTCATCTTACCAAAGCGAGGGAAGTTTAAAAGAATTACAAAGCTACTGAAGAGTTGTAACCCCTCAGTAAAGGCAGAGTATACAGCTAGATTCTTAGCAATAGATTCTTTGTCACTAAGTTTAAGAGGGACATTAGTTATGTACTCATGCTTCTCTGCCATAGCTTCGTATTCAGAGAAAGCTTTGTATTCTACGTCAGGCATCCCTACTGTATCAAGCAACAAACTATAAGCGTGTTGATGGATAGACTCCATGTTAGCGAATGAAGACATCATCATCCTAGACTCTGGCTTTTTAAATACACGCATGTACTTGTCTATGTAACCAGAAGCTACATCAACATCTGACTGAGTAAACAATCTAAAAATCTGAGTCAGCATATTCTTTTCTGAGTCGCTCATTTCTTGCCAATCTTTTACATCATTATGTAAAGGTACATCTTCCGGTAGCCATATCATTTGATTCTGTTGCACATAGTAATCAAACATCCACGGATAATCAAAAGGCTTATAATAATCTCTAGTTCCTAACAAACTCATTGTTCTTGCTCCTTGGTTATTTCGTATTCCCAGTACTCTACGATCATCCCCTTTGGTACGACCATAATAGAATTTACATACTCTTTATATTTCTCACTATGAAATATATCCGTTGAAAGAATAACTTCATTCTCATTATCTGCTACTAGGTAGCCCACTGTAGAACGCATAATAGGTTTAGACTTCTTGGCTTCACTGATAAGTATATCTTCAGTGTCCACCCAAGCATCTCCCCATTTTACTTCTACAACTTTATCCCTCACAACTTATACATCCTTCATCTTCTAAGTTGATCTTAGGTATCTTTATATTAACATTCTCAGTGTTACGTGCTGCATCAGATCTTAAATAATAAAGAGACTTTAGTTTGTGCATACCTGCCCAGTGTACATCATTTAAGTACTGTAAGAAATCATTATGTGTATCTTGATCTGATTCTATGGGAGGAGGTTTGAAAAATAAATTTACACTTTGACTCTGACAAATATATTTCTGACGCATAGAAGCATGTTCTATAATCCATATCTGATTTATCTCTGGTGCAGTTTTAAATATTTCTTTTTGATCATCAGTCAATATATCTAAGTGCTGCACTGAGCCTTCATGTGCTGCGATGTCCTTCCATACCTCATCACGTTTCTTTTGAGTAGGCAGAAGCTCAAATAATAAATCATCTAGATATTTATTCTTAACTTTAAAACTTCCAGTCAGTGTTTTGTGTGTGTATACATTAGCCCTGATAGGCTCTATAGAAGGGCTTGTACCCCCACATATAATAGAACTAGAAGCGTTAGGAGCCACAGCAAGTAAGTGAGCGTTACGTTTATTACTACCCTTCATGTCTGGGGCTTCACCTCTTTCTTCTGCTAGTCGCTTAGATGCTAACTCTGCCCTATCTTTAATTAAAGAAAAAGATTTATTATTAAAAGAAGAAGCATACATACTTTCAAAAGCAATGTTATTTTTCTGCAGATAACTATGAAAACCCATAGCTCCTAAGCCTATAGACCGTTCTCTCATGGCTGAGTAGGCTGCTTTTTTATAACCTTCTTGACCTGCTACTGAATCAATAAAGTTTTCTAATACATTATCTAGCATCGTTACAAGATCACTAATAAAGTTTTCATCTTGCGACCAATCATCATAGTACTCTAAGTTTACACTAGATAAGCAGCAAACGGCTGTCCTATCTTCATTAGTAGGTAAGGTTATTTCAGAGCAAAGGTTACTCTGCTTTATTTCTAAACCTAATTTCTTTTGTTCAGGGGGCAGAGCATCATTACAAGTATCAATGTTTACTATGTAAGGCTCTCCAGTTTCCATTCTAGTTTGTATTATTTGGAACCATAAATCTCTAGCCTGTACTATCTTTACTGCGGTGTTGGTCTTAGGATCTATAAGTCTCCATTCTAAATTTTCTTCTACAGCATTTAAGAACTCATTAGTTATATTGATTCCGTTGTGGAGGTTTAAACATTTTCTATTTAAGTCTCCTCCTGTAGTCTTACGCATGTTTATAAATTCTTCTACTTCTGGATGAGATATATCTAAGTATGCTGCATAGCTACCGCGCCTAGTAATGCCTTGATTAAAAGCTAACATCTGGGAATCTACTACGTGCATGAAAGGGATAGATCCAGTAGACCTACTGCCGTTAGAAGTATCCACCCCATTGCTACGAACACTACCCCAATATCCACCAATGCCTCCACCTCCACTTGCAAGCCATATGTTCTCATCATAATGGCTAGATAAACCATCCCTAGAATCAGGTACGTAATTGAGAAAGCAGCTGATAGGTAAACCGCGAGAGGTTCCCCCGTTAGAAAGTATAGGAGTACTGAAGCTAAACCAGTGCTTACTAGCGTAGTTGTAAAGTCTCTGTCCAAGATCGAAATCAATATGTCCCTTATAAGTAGAACCAAAAATACTGGCCCTTGCAAAAGCTTGTTGAGCATGGGTTTCTCCTTCCCATAAGTATCTGTCTATAATAGTTTGCTTACTAAAATTATTTAATGTTACATCCTTATCGTAATCAATATGAATACCTAAGTATGGCTGCACTCCAATTTTATCAGTCATGAATATTCTTTCCTATTTCTTGTATAAGTTTCTGAAGATACCACTGGGCTTTCTTTAAATCTTTTATTTTATCTTTGTATCTGTATCGCCATACATATTTTATTACGTTACCACGTAAGTAACCTTCATACTCTTCTTTAGTTGAAGCAGCTTCAATAGCTTCAATACATTCTACCTTACCATTATTATAATGTACTGGGTGATTTACATCATCTTTTTTTAAAGTTAAAGGTTTATCTTTATCAAACCCTTGACCTAACCTATAACTATTAGCTACGCTACTCCATTCTTCAGGTGTTACATCATCAATGCTCATAGTATCTCCTATTCACTTTCAATATTTAAAGTATTATCTTTACGGTAATTCATATCTACCCACTCACTAGGTAAAGAATCTTCACTGTACCATTTAAAGTTATTGGCAGAAGCCCACTCACCATGACTTCTTTTAGTGCCATCTTTCCTGCGTTTAGCTTGTGGCATTGGAGAAGATGGGTTGGCAAACAAAAAGACTAGCTCCGTGTTAGGAGGTAATGCTTTGTTAATCCAGATGTATTTACTGTACTCAGCAAAATCCCAGAACCTACCTTTAGCTTCTAAAAGAATTATTTGATTACCCATTATCCTAACGAAGTCAGGCTCGTACACATGCTCTATTATATAAGCTACTTCTTTAGTATGATGCTTCCATTCTTTTAGCAATCCCTTGTGTAGATCATGTTCCCAATTAGAATCATAGCTAGGAGGGACATTCTTTTCTTTAGGTCGTTTAACTCTAGGTTTTCTAAAGCCCTTACGAATTGTTTTTTTCAATGTCTTTTAACCTCACTGTGGCTACATCTATATGAGTTCTACGCACTAAGGTTTTTATTTTTTTAACAGTCCATTTAAAAGAGTAAGCACTAAGTTTAAATTGATTGTTAGCAAAGAGGTGTGTTTGTGGAGATAAATAAGAAAGAATATTATTCTCATTAACATTCTCTGATTCATCTTTAGACACTAAACCTTTAAACCATTCAACTAAAATAACTTTAGATTGTTTCCGTATCTTCTTGCAAAGCTTGGAATTCATGATCTACCTCCTGTACTTTAGGCTCTACTACAATTTTTGTTAGAAAAGAAAAACCTTTTGAGTATTGAAATACTCTCAAGCCTTTTCCATTATTAGAGTTCTCATAACATTTAAATTTATGAGGACACCAAGCGCAGTTCTTATGTAATTTTTCATTGCCCTTTACGCCATCTGGTACAGTATCATAACAGTAATCTTCAGGGGGCGCGTCTTTTGAAAGAGCAATCTTTAGATTTTTTATTTTATTTTTTATATTAGGTTTGTCTAAATCCTCTGGCTGATAAAAACATAGCTCACCATTTTCTTTATTGATAACTAGTAGCCCTCCATTACTAGTACCTTCTGATTCTTCGTACCCTGCAAGCTGTCCTAAGTATCCAAAGGGATCGTCATCTCTCAGTGTTCCGTTTTTAAATTTGTTGAATGCAAAACCAGACGCAGTTTTTATATCTACAACTTCATCATCTATGATGCAGTCTATGTGTCCAGTTATGCTATCAACTACAACTTGTTTTTGTTCTCCAGTTATATCGTGTCCAGATATAACAACAAAAAGTTTAACTAGTTCTTCTAGCATATGACCATAAAGAAACTTGATCTGCGTAGAAGGATTAGTTTTAAAAGATTCTTGATCTGTAGTTTGGCTATCAAACCACAAACGTCTAGCAGGTTTACCTACATTAGACATCCGTATAGAGAAGTTAGAATCTCTTTTAGTTGGGTTAGCCCAAGAGCGCATTACATCTTTCATAGCTTCGCCAAAGTTTTCTATCTGTTGTTCAGATATATCCAGAGGTTTGCCATCTGATAAAGGTTCTAAAGTTTTATATATATCTTCAACTAAAGTATTCATATTCTATGTTTCACAAATCTACATTTGCGACTCTTTGAATTGTAATGTAAGTACTGTACGTTCAGTTCTTTTTGTAATGGAGTTTTTGCTGAAAGCCTCCCATCTTTATATGACTTAACGTCAATCAATTTTATTTCTCCTTTAGGACACATAGCTACAATATCTACTGGTCCAGTACAGCCACAGTTTTTAAAGACATGATAACCATTATCCCACAGCCATGTGATAGCATAATGTTCTGCCAGATCACCTACTCTACTTGGATCGTGTTTAATCTTCATAAGAAATATTCTCTGTTAATTTATATTCCCAAAGGCCATAAGTTCTTCTACCTTTGGCTCTACGATCTACAGTATGCAAACCAAATTTTTCTTTTCTAAAATCTCTTAGGTAAGCAGACACACTTGTTTCAGGTACTTCTAATTTTAAAGATATTTCTTTAAGAGTTCTCCATTTAGAATCTTTCATTAAAGAATATACTTTATCTCGCGCAGTCTTTAATCTAGAAAAATCGTACTCAATTGTATAGGGCGATTCATTTAAAAATAAATCTCTTTGTTTTATATTAATGTGTTTCACTCCAGTTATCTCCTATATGATATTCACCATCTAAAGGACACTTCATATTGAAAGCAAGTCCTGCGTTTTGTATTGCCTTTATACCTAGTTCACCTACAAGTTTAGCATCTTTCTTTATAACTTCTATCTGCCATTCATCGTGTATGTTAGCTACGAAGTGAGCATCTAAATCATTGTCTATAATGTAACTGTTAAGTAGCTCTAATGCTTTCTTCATTACAATACTACCACCGCCCTGCAGTAAAGCATTGAGGGCTGAGTGTGCTGACCTAATGTATATCTTCCTACCATCTAATCCTTTAATGAAGCCTTTAGCTGATGCTCTTGTAACTCTATCTTTGAGATGTTTAAGTGATGGGAGATTATCGAGGAAACGTTGTTTAAGTCTTTGACCATCTTGTTTGCCTCCTCCAACCACTGTTCCCAACTTCTCATTTCCTGCTCCGTATATAAAGGCATAGATGAATGTCTTCGCCTGATTTCTTGATTCAAGTCCTGCAAGGTTTTGATTAGCTGTGTGTATGTCTCCGTGTAAAATTTCATTAGTAAAGTCCTCATTATCCATATAGTGAGCAAGCATCCTTAGTTCTAATCCAGAGGCATCAATGCCTACTAGATTATAATCTTTAGGTACTGTCCAACAAGCACGACACTCTGTCCCATAAGGAGCATTAGAGTTAGGTACTTGAGCAAGGTTAGGTTCTCTATGAGTCATCCTTCCTGTGATTGTACCATTGGGATTCACAAAACCATGTACCCTATCTATACTATCTACATTATCTATCCAAGATTTTATCTGTGCTATTCTTTTCTGATACATAAGATAGTCAGCGATAAGCGTAGCTTGGGGTATATCTTTTATTCTTTTAAGAGTACCCTCATCTACAATAGGTTGACCAGTAGGTGTGAACTTAGTTGGCTTCCAACCAAACTTCTTTAAGTACTCGCCAATCTGTTTACGTGAGCCTAAGTTAAACTCTGTACGGCTTATCCTTTTTATTTCATCCTGCTCATTCAGGGAATCGTACTCATCAGAATTTAACCTATACTTAATCCCCTCGGAATCAACAGCCATCTTAGATAGTTTACCTGCACCAGTTTTAACAGGATATAATATCAGAGTATGTTCTTCAGGTTTAAATTCCTTATGTACTTCTGCAACAGTAGCATCGAGCTTATCTTTTAATGTAGCAAGTAATAGACAGGCATGTCTAACATCAAGTAGAAAGCCCTTCTCTCTTTGCTTGTTTAAGATACCGGCAATGTTCTGTTCTAAGTTTATAGAATCTCTAGAGAACCCCTGCTTCTCTTTGCTAAGAGCATCGTACACTCTTTTGTTTAGGAGTACATCCCTCTCACAGTATGTCACCATCTCCTGAGAAAAGTGTCCATAATCATCAAACTCAATCTTAGGAAACTTTAGTCTAAAGCCCCATGATTCTAGACCATGATTGCCTTCCCGAACTGGGTTGAATAAACGAGACAACACTAAGGTATCTACTAATGGTTTAGCAGATAAATCAATGCCAGTAAGCTTATGAATGACAGGAATGTCAAAGCCTATAATGTTGTGACCAATAAGTTTGTCAGCCTCCTGTAACTTACTAAGTCCTTCTTGTAATGTGTTGCCATAGTAAGAGTTCAACTCCTCTGTGCTAGTATCACAAGTACTTAGACACCATATCTTTGTAGCATCTAGACCGTCAGTTTCCACGTCGAATACTAAGGAACTCATAGCTCTTCTCCATCATCTATATAATCTTGAGAATCTACTTCTGATAGCCTACCAGTATCCTGATTGTATAGCAAATGGGTAGCCATTCCTACATCACCAGTATATCTAGATTTAAGTACACGCAGATGAGTTGTCTGAGCTTCTATAGGATCATCGGATTGTTGGTTACGTTCTAAAGCTATAACACAATCAGACAACTGAGCAATAGACTGAGAGCCTCGCAAGTGATTAAGCCCTACAGTAACCCCATTCTCATGCCCCCTGTTGCCTTCTACTCTACGCAAATGAGAAACTAGTATCATCCCTGCCCCTGTTTCTTCCACAATGGATCGAAGCCTAGTCATAATACTATCAATAGTTCTGCGCTCATCCCCCTCAGTTGATGAGGATACAAGCATATGTAAATGATCAACCACTACCCACTTACAGCCACAGCCTATGATCATAAATCTAATCTTACTAAAGATAGCATCTATATCATTGGCCCCGAAGTGAGCATGAATCCAGACCCTGCCGTTATCATATATCCTATTGTATATATCCTTAAGATATTGTGGGTCATGGGATTCTCTAACATGGTCTACATATAGCCTATCATTAGCTTCTATAGACATCAGACAGTCAAGTGTCCTCATGTCATGCTCTTCTAAAGCTACGATACCTACGTTGTCCTCAGTGTTTGTGATTAGCCAATGCTCTAGTTCTCTAGTGATACTAGATTTACCTAGACCAGTACCACCTGTTAAAGTAACAAGCTCTCCTGCTCTAAGACCATACAGCTTTTTGTTTAATCCTTCCCACGGATAAGGTACAGATTCTTTAGTCTCTCTGTTAAAGTATTTATCTTTAAGATCTTTAGCATTGAGTACACCACTTGGAGTATATATCTTTGCGTTCCACCAAGCTGATGTATAAGCATGAGCAGACCCTTTACGTAACATATCATTAGCATCTTTGAACTCATCAGGTAAGTTAACTATTTTAGCTTTTCCGGGAGTTAGTAATGTAGCTACTTTCTTAGCAGCTTCTTTACCTGCCTTATCATTATCAAAGTTTATAACTACATTATCGTATTGCTCTAGAAACTCTAGCGATTGTCTAGCATCTTTGACTGCAGCGGAAGCCCCATTCTTAATAGAAACTACAGGCCATTTAGAACCAAGCAATTCATAAGCTGCCATTGCATCACACTCACCTTCAACAAGAGTGATATACTTACCGCCAGAGGGCCAGAGTTGCTCACCAAATAAACCGCTGTCCTGTCCACTACCTTTCCATGTGAACATCTTGTTTTGTTCTCTTACTTTGTAACCTACAATTTCATTGGCTACATAGTAAGGGTAGAGATGCTTTATTATATTGCCTTTATAATCTTTTACTGCCTTAACCCCAAAGGCTTTGGCAGACTCTAAAGATATACCACGATCTGTTAAGGCTATAAACTCTCCTTCTGCATGGTTCATAGCATTATTCCTATATTGTTTTATATCCACAGGGGGTGAGGCTGTTGTTGTTTCACCATTACAAGCTCCTTCATAGTCTTTGAAATGTTTGTTACAACTAAAACAATGCCCCGATCCATCTTCATTAATGGAGACAGGATCACTGCCTCCACACTCAGGACAGGGCAAATGAAATTTGGCAAATGCCATTGGCTATTCCTCTTATTCAATTTTAACATAGGCTTCGTTTACATCTGGTGTATCAGGATCATCAGCAATAAACTTACCATCCTCAGTCCTTGCTCTCTCAGCTATAATCTTAGTATCTAGATTACATTCTAAGTCCATGATGTCAGTTCTCAAAGCTTGTAAAGCTTCTCTCTGAATCATTACCCTATCACTAAGATCGCCCAGTTCTCTCAAAGCTTTCTGCGCTAACCTAAATTTTAGTTTACCTTCGGAAGTGAAAAGGGAGACATCAAAGTCTCCCTCGTCACTCCTGAATATTCCATCAGGATATTTACTCATAGTTCATCTTCCTCCTCAAGTGATTCTTCTACACTAAACTCATCTCCTGCTTGATTGTATGTGACTAGATCAAGTATCTGAACAGCCTGTAAATCAAGACCCTTGTAAGTCTGGCCCTGTCGTGTAACTTCCCACTCCTTGTATTGAACATTACCAACCGAACCATTACCAACTGATACATCTATCTCTTGCTTAGACTTATCAAATAGTTTTGGTGCAGGTCTGATCAATCCATTAGGACCATTGACCTTACGCTTAACTACAACTGCCGGACCCTCTTCCATCTGCTTTATCTTAAAGCCTCTGGATTCAAAGTCTTTTGCTGTAGCGTCATCTACTATAACATTCACCGAATATACTGGCTCATAAGTAGTGTTAGGTACAGTGATTGAAGCCCAAACTAGTGGACGATTTTTAAGTACTGCCATTGTGTATACCTCCATAGGTATGTTGTTGTTAAACCGTTGTTAAACATTATCTTTATTATATTTATTCTTTTTGTGTTTCTCATATCCGTTTTTAGTTTCTTTATATTTATTAGATTGTACCATAGATTTGTTGAATTTACAAGCGTGTTTAGCTACAAAGTTATTTTTATTTCGTAACTCATGTGGCGATTTTCTACGCATTATTATAAATTCCTTTTCTTATAATCAGTTAGCTTCTTTAGTTTAACCCATCCATCATCTAAATATAAACTTACTAATAGCCATATTGTTATATTTATAACTATTAAAACACAAAATATTCCCCATGAAAAAGCCATATCTATTTCCCCACAACACGTTTATCATAGTTACTTACCTTTACTATATCCTTAAACGTATAAGGAGGACATTTAGTTATCTTACCTCCAGAGTTTAGGTAATCTATTGTCTGTTGTTTAAGTTTTAAACTTTGTTTTTCTTTTTCTTCTATGGTTTGAACATTAAATTTATAAGATCTTTTTACAAACAAATGTTGTAGTTCGTTTCTTTGAGTCTTCATATTACATCTCCAGTATCTTGAGTTATAAAGTTTCCAGTTTCTGAATCAAAGCATACACCTAGTCTATCAAGAATATAATTCCATGATCTAATAAATTCTATATTATTATCGGAATAGTTCTCATCTATTTCAACTTCATCTAGTATAGTATGCAAGGCTCTGTTAATTGTCATCTCGTTCTCCTTCATGTATATCAGCTAAGTGTTCTTGATACCTTATCTCTGCTTCTAAAGGTGATACATAGTCATCCTCTTGAGTCATAAGGTAACGATTAAGGTCTATCATTACTGGATCTCTATCTCGATTCATATTCTTCTTCCTTCTGAAGTAAAGATTCATGTTCCGCTCTTTCAAATGGATCAAAAGCTTTGACAATTTCAAGTACTCTTGAATTAGGTTGATCGTTAGG